ATTGATAAGAGAGACTGCCGTCTCTTTTTTGACAACCAACTCAGCCATTTCAGCTAAGGCAGCCGATTCTGCATCAACCAGTGTGGCTATCCCACCATCGATGCCTGATGGCGTTCCACCACCACTTAGCCGCTCCTTAGAGTAATCCACCGCTCTCAGTGTATACAGGTCTCCTCTTAATGTATCAAGCCTCTCTTTCAATACATCGATACGAATCCCATACCTGCAGATTGGCTTAAGGTAATTCCTTGCAATCTCACAATAGTCATCTGCCACTATATCACCTCGCTTACTTCCACATATACACAATCATCGTGTTCCCAGTATCTTTTTATGACATGATCTTCCACTACTTGCTTATCATCATCATAAAAGATATGTTCCATCCCATCCTTGACCGCCTTGAGTATGTTGTCCGTGTCAGGTTTTTTAGCTGGCAACTTACGCCCCTCTAAGCAAGCCATGCGGTCTTTCTTGCTATATGATTTAGGAACACTCACCATAATGTCAATGTGTACCTTACACGGCTTATCAGTGGTTTTTAACCCAAGCTCAAGCATCCGTTCCTCACACGCCTTAGCTATTTTGCTTTCATATTTTCTTGTCTCGCCTGGCGTGTAAGCCGTCTTGGTTTTGTAGTTGAATTTAGGGCGTTGCTTACCAACTGGCTTTTCTTTTACACTAAACCGCATTAGAATGGCACATCCTCGTCTTTACCAAAGTTATCAAAGTTGCTAGTTGAATTAGTATCGCCACCTAGAGGAGCGCCGACAAAGTTAGCCACTACTTCCGTTACATATTTCTTTTGCCCCTCTTGGGTTTCGTATGATCTAGTTTGTAACCGCCCTTCAACAAAGCACTTAGAGCCTTTTGTAAGTTGCCCCACTTGTTCGCCTTGCTTGCCCCAGGCAACGCAATTAACAAATGCGGTTTGTTCCTTTGTCTCTCCATCAGGCGTTACATAGGTATTACTTGCAGCTACTGTAAATGTAGCTACTGCTTTACCTGCTTTTGTATATCTAACTTCTGCATCCTTTGTTAAGTTCCCCATGATTTGTACTGTGTTCATTAGTTGTTCTCCTTTTAATCTTCGTATTTGTTATATCTCTCAATTAATTCAAACAATCTCTTAATTTTATCTCTTCGTTACTCATATGGGTCTCCTACTCTTGTATTCCACTGTTCCACAAGAGCATCAATTTCTTCTCCCCATTCATTTGGCATCGTCGCCAAGCATGAACTACATTCTATTCTCATAAGTTTGTCATCTTCTTCGTCAAAAAGAAATGCTTTAGCCCCACAGAATGGACAATCTCTTAATTTATGCTCCATGTTATTTCTCCGTTTGTAAATCTTCATACAGGAAATCAATAAACTGCTTAGAGTTAGGTCTAGCCTTACCGCTTTCCCACATGGATACAGAGCTTTTATAAGTGCCTAGTCGCCATCCCATTTCTTCCATGGTTAGATGATTGGCTAGCCGTATCTCTCGTATCTTTTTAGCAAGATGGCGATAATCCTTTTTAACAATCATGCTAGCACCGCTGTATCCGCAAATATCTCCTTGAAATAAGGCAAGCTCTCAATCATATAATCACAAAATGTTAGCCATTCACTTAGCTTGTGGTGCTTGCGTTGAGACACCATATTAGCCACTACCTCGTAGTTAAGAGTTACAGTTCTTGTTTGGTTGTAACTCATTGGCAACAGTTGGATGACCCCTCTCCAATAAGCCTCTTTTAGCAAACTATCATCTGTGTTTCGATAAAACTCTATCCAGGAGTTCAATCGGTTAATGAAAGTAGAAAGTACATCAAAATATGTAGGCTCTGTCCCATTCATGCTGAAGTCATCAATCCTAAGCGGACGGCTCATTAGCTTGTGCATGGTGCTGGTCGAGTTAGCCGTAGTGCCTATCTTGTAGGTATCATATTCTTTCCACCAGTAGATAGGGGCGGTAATGTCAACAGATACAAATATCTGCCGTACATACTTGCGGTGTTCAGTACCGCCTTTAGCAAGTCGCTTAGCAAGCTCTAGATCATTAGGGCCAATCTTTACAACTTTGCGAATATGTTCTTTATCGACCCATTCATAATCCTCTACAGTATCATTCCTGTGCCAGCTTTCCAGTGGATTCCTCATGCCTCTCATGGCGTGTGCGAACCCCCAGTAATCTAAGTGTTCAAATTCAATCATGGCTATTCCTTTCCTGTGCTACCGAATCCGCCAGTGCGCTCAGCAACTGTCATATCCCCATCCACTTTGCCGTACTCTAGGAATACCCCTTGAGCTATCCGTTCGCCTGCGGAGTAGTAAAACGGTTCTTCTCCGTAGTTGAATATTGGAATGTGGATGTGACCCTCGTTATCAGGGTTGTCGTAATAATCCATTTTGTTATCGCACGGCTCTTTATCCGTACCTCTTACACTTTCGCATAAGCTCAGACTATATCTTTACACAATCATGTGTATCCAGCACTCGTGGACATATTATTGTTTTAGCTAACTCAATGTCTAGTCGTTGAACCTTCACCATACTTCTACGCTATTTCAGGTGCTTGGCTGCTGATTGCCCAATCGTCATTGTTTTCTAACATTCACACTTGCCTTTTCAAACTATGTTGTAGTCAATAACGCTCTAAGGGCCTTCCAGCAATTCACTGGATTTAACGATACCAATTATTTCATTTTTCTTAATCTACGATGTAACTTTTGATGTTCCGATCTAGTCAAAATCTGTAAATTATCAACAGAATTATTTAACTTATTCATATCTTTATGATGTACATCATATTTCGGAGATAAATACTTCTTGCCATTCACTTCAACTGAGAACTCATCAGTAAGCAAATGTCTTTCCGCAACTATCCTATGTTCTCTAACTCTACCATCTACTGCAAATGGATGGTTAGGTTCATAAACCCGCTTGTATCCACAATGAATAAACTCATCATTAAACATAGGATTTTTACGGCCACGATTATTATAATTTGGATTATTTTCACCAGTATATACATCTTTCAAGTAAATCGCTCTGCACTCTTTCGAGCAGCACTTTCCTTGTTTATCATAGCGTTTCAGTTGAGATGGTCTTCTGTGAAATTTCTTTCCACAAACTGCACACACGCAATTCAAATTTTGTTCTTTTATGAAAGAGTGAAAACAAGTTTGTGAGCAGAACACCTTCTCCATCTCCATTCTGCTTCGGTTTTTTATTACGATATCCTTGCCACAATTAGCACACTTTCTAATACCACAAATTTTATAACCGCCCATTTTATCTCCCATTAATTTTATTTAGCATCAATGATTCCTGTCCCATTGGCTAGCATCACATGGTTCTTAATACCGATAGAACTTCTTAAATGAACCTGTAAGAGAGTTTCAGGCCTCATCTTACACTTTATACCTGTCTCAACTAAAACAGTCGCTCCAGGCTCAATTTTGCCATTTTTGTAAGCGCACAGGTCATACCCTGCACTGCCTTTTGTTTTTCTTTCAGGAATAACCGCATCAGGATAGCCTGTTACTCTTGCAAAGTATTGTTCCATCTCTATCACCCCTCTACTCCATCGATCGATAGATACAAATATGTATTCTTACACTCTTCTTTGAATTCAGCTTTAGCCATTTCTATAGCCTCGTCCAAAGTACAGTCCTCATAGTCATAATCAGTACTGCCTGAATAATGCACTGTAACTGTTATACTTGGCAGCCTTGTCGCACTCTCATGATAAGCCTGTTCCAGGTCATTCATTTTGTCTTCGCTTAGCATTTTCTTTCTCCTTTCGTTCTCTCCAATAACGCCTGTCTCTCTCTTTTCGACACTCATAAGAGCATATCTTTTGCGCTTTATGTGTGGCTACGAATTCTTCACCACATATAATGCAGGTATGATACGAATAGCCACCTCTAATAGGTTTCTTTTTGGTAGCCTTTTTCTTCGACTCCACCAGTTTCCGCATTTCCCATTCACTAGGGTGTTTATATTTAACTGGTGGGTCTCCGTTCTTTTGTCTGTTCACGCATTCCTGGCAGGTGAAATCGCTTTCACTATGGTCAGGATTGAATTTCGTATTACAGATATGGCACTTTCTATTCACTTAACCGCCCCCTATTCAGGTATTTCTTTCAAAAGTCCATTGCATAGTAAGGCAATCTTTTTTCTTCCCTCATTGGTATTTGCGATCACTGCTCTTTCTCTTGCCTCTTGCATCAGTGGAACATTGGCAACTGCCTCACGGATTAAAGTCCGCTCATTGGCTCGTTTTACATTTTGTTCATAGGCTTTCATAAAATGCGATCGGCTTGCCATGATATTTTCGTCATAACAAATATCTCTCCACATTGGCTTAGCCGTTTCCAAGACAATTCCATCAAGGTATTCCAAGCCTCTTTCATATCCGCCCAGTCTAACTGCTTTAAGTACAACACCCCAGGCCTCAGATATGCCCTCTTGCTCTTTGCCATTAACATAAGCAGATACATTGCCAGCCAGTCGGCGGAGTGTAGCAACACTTGGCAAGTAGTCGCAAGTGTTGATAGCATTCTTAACCGCCACTGCCAATGTCATTGGATTGATGTCAGTCAACATTTCAACATAAAGTTTCATCTTTTTATCGTCCATATGTTGACTAAAAGCGGTCTGTAACAGTGCTAAAGCTTTCGCCGTATCCGTCTTTGCCATTTTGCTCCTCTCTTTCCTGGTAATACTCAATTACATTCTTAGCCACATCAATAGCTTTATCTGTTTGTGATTTGTGTTCCACTAAATCTTGATTCAGGTAGCTTTCAAACTTTGTTCTGAATAAGGTTTGAGGTCTAAGGTACTGTTTCATTCTTTCGTCCTTGCCCCATTCGATGACTTTCTTGTCAATAACTGCCTTAAAATCATCTACAGTGAACCCCTCTTTGATTCTTGCGTTGATAGCTCTAGTAGTATTGGCAATACTTTTTCTAAAGTGTTTGCCTGTTTTTTGGTTAAGATAGTCGATAATTTCAGAAACTACTGTCGAACTTTTGTCAGAAAGTCGACAATTCTTATTATCTATCTCTAACTCTTTCTCTAACTCTTTCTCTATCTCTCCGTAACCGTTTTGTAACATTGGTGTAACATTGTTACGCTTTAGCAACTCATTTTTGGCTCTAGACCTACGCATTCTGCTAGCTGCAGCCGTTTCTGCTCCTGTGTTATTTTGAGCATCAGGTAGGCTATATTCTGTATCAGATACACATTCTAATAACCCAACTTTTAGAAGATATTGGACTGTAATTTTTACATTCTCAACATCTTCATCAATATCAAGGGCTAGCTCTGAAACGAAGTCATCTTCCAGGTTATCGAAGAATAACACCCCCTCACTCATGATCGATTTTAAGAGCATTTTTAGATAGATAATCGTATAGGTGTCTCCACCTGCTATCTTTCGCAATCTTTTAATATCTTTTCTTTGGAAAAAGTCTCTATGTAGCTTTAGCCAAAAGTATCGTTTAGGCTCTGCCATTTTCTTAGCTCCGACTATCCAATAAATTAATCAAAGTGTGTTTTTCTTTAGCTCTATCCTCTTCTTCATATTTTTCTGTAGTATCAATAAGGTTTAGAACCCACAAAAGAGCTTTCTTTTCGCTACCTTGGTACTCTTTCATTTCTTGAATTCTTACATCAATTGCTGCTTTCAGTTGTACTAGTGTCATTGATAATCTCCTTTAATTTTCTTCTAATCTCCTTAGCTCTTACGCCGTGTGCCGCATCATGGCAGGGACGGCATAAGCAGGCTAAGTTAGATAACTCACTTGTACCTAATTGAGACCTAAAGACTATGTGATGAACCTCTACGGCTTGGCGACCGCATAGGACGCATAATCCGCTATCTCTCTCATAGGCTTGTAATTTAGTTTTTCTGAATAATGCGTCATCCAATCGTTTTCGCTTATTCATTGGGCGACCACTCCGCCAAAAGGCTATCTATTTCTGCTTTAGGCTTTGTATCTATCCCTAGTTGTTGGCATTCATCAACCAGGCAATCAATCAGCCTAGCCATTTCCTTAGTGTTATAAGAGCTACTACCATGGAACACTTGGATAGTATGACCTGCAAAGTTTTTACACTCACCACAATCTATAGCTATCCACCCTATCCCCTTGGCTTGCCATTTTCTCAAAAAATCGTCTGTATGCTCGTTTTGCACCGCCACATACTGGAATGCTTGGCAATCGACAATTGCCTTCTTATACACCTCATTTCGTGATGTATATAAGCCGTTTTTGCTCAACTCTTCTGCAATCTTTTGCATCAGAACCCAAGCATATCCGTTGGCGTTTAATGATCGTTTCCCTCTCTTCTGTTTAACAGAAATGGTGTAGGTAACGCCTTTCTTCACTTCAAAGTTAGAGCCTCGTGGGAAAGGCATCAGTAGTCCGATGCCATCCACAATGGTGATGTTGTCCGTATCGAATTGAATCATTGTGCGGCCAACCAACTTTTTAATTGTTGTAACTGTTGCATATCTAATAGCTTGGCACTATTTTTGTTAAAGGTTGCACGAATGAAATTACTTACATTCTTGTTTTCAATATTTTTAACCTGTGCAAGTTCTTGGATTTCAGCCAACAATTCTTTTGTTACATTTGTTTCTGCAATGCTATCGCCGTCATCGTCATCATCCCATGCGATTCCAAGCACTGAACTTAATGAATACCGCCGTGCATATGTCAATGCACTGCCTGCCGCCTGGGCATCTTTCTTGGTCAGCAAAACTTTGAATGGTTCGCTTTCGATAAACTGACCGCTTGAATGCATCAACAGTGTAGTAACAGTTACGGCGGTCTCATCGCTAGTAGGTAACTGCATTACAGAAAGTCCATGTTTTGCCAACACTGGGCGAACAGTCTGTAACACGCCGTCCAATGCAACATACTTGGATTTGAAATAAGGGTTTTCCTTATCTTTAGATGGGTCTTTAACCTCTGATTGAAAGTCAGCCAATGCTTTTGCTAACTCGTTAATTTGTTCACTTTTATTCATTCTTATCTCCTAGATGATTGAATACTCGATATTGTTCATATCAAGGTAATTCTTGATGCTATCCAATTTGCGGACGCCATCACCCTTGATGATGATCGTTACTGTTTTTGGTTGCTGAATTACAGGCTCTTCAACGATGTTAGTAGTTTCCTTTTCTTCCTCTGCTTGCTTAGCAGCCATTTCAATCTCTAGGCGTTGAGCGAATATTTCTTCAAGCCGTTTGCTAGCAGTAGAAAAATCTAAAGCCATTACTTGACCAGCAATTTCTTCAAAATCAACAGGTGTTGAAAGCCCATAGCTCATGTTGAGAATGTCGCATTTGTCATGTAACATAGTCCGCTTTTCTTCCAACATTGCTTTAGCTTGGTCTACCTCTTTTTGCTTATCTAGCAATTCTTTCAATTCATGCTCAACCGCAAGAGTTACTTCGGATAACTTAGCCGTTTTATTCCACCACTTAGTTTGCGGAACATATCTTGCCATCCACTCTTCTCGGATTCCAAGCTCTTCACCTTTAGCTTTAACAAGAGAAAATACATCGCTCTTGCGTTGTTCCGCCTCTTGTTCCTCATACACATTAATTTGATTGGCTAAAGGCATTTCATATTTATTTATGACGGAAAGCACTTGCTCTAGTTCAGCACCGAATATTTCAGCAGGGCGTTTCAACTCTCGCTTCTTATCTCGTCCGAACGCAGCCAACTTGGTGCGGTATGAAATCACCTCACGGAGTGTGGCTTTCATTTCTTTCAAGTTGTCTTTTGTCACAACCAGGTCTTTATATTTTTCAAGCCGATTGTCTAGGAACTGGATCATATCATCCTTGTTCCACCTCATTACCAGGTTTTCTTCGACAACAGTCGGCTCTATGATGTTAATCTCGTTCATTTGTTTCTCCCTTTTGTAAGTTACGTAGTTGTTCGATTATCCTTTTACACTCTAGTTCCACATAATCAACATCTTTTGGCTTTTTCATGTCTTCAAAATGCCCACAATCGAATCCAATAAAAGTGATGTTTGTATCACCAAATCCTCGTTCAATTGGTTCATACCATGTGCAGCCGCCATGCATTGATATATGGCTGTCAACTTTTTCGTATTTATCTGTGCCTTCAGTTGAATCAATTATTTTTTTATCTTCAGCAAGAACCTGAACATATCCGCTTAAATATTTTCTACTGACATCCACTTGGCGAACTAAGTAAACTCTGTTCCTGTAGATTCCAAATATTTTCAACCCAGTAATATCACTCAAATTCACCACTTTACTTACCTCTTTCAGCCACTAGTTGATTAACCATAGCTTCTAATCGTTCAATACGAGCATCTTTATTTTTAGCTTCAGCCAGGTAGTCAGACCCCTTGCCAAATTTAAAAGCGATGTTGGCGGTATACTGATTTTCAGCACCGAGAGAAGCACCAACACCTACCATGATTCTTTCGTTCGGTCTGTAGAACGCACCAAGAGCTACTGCGTTAGAATTCTTATAGTGACCATAAGACACTGCGTAGGACGCCTTGTCATTACGATTGAAGTCAAGTGGATGTAGCCCAGCTAGAGCCGCAGATGAAGTACCCAGGCGATTCATTCGCTTATCCACGCCATTGATGCGGTTATTGATAACTGACTGATTATTATTCACTTGTTGTTCCAATGTAGTGATTCGACTTTCATGATTTGTAGCTACATCATGCAAGACACGGATGTCAGCTGCATTGGTGTCTACTTTGTTACCAAGTGCAGTGATGCGGTTTCCGTTATTATTAATAGCGGTCTCATGATCATTCACGATGTCACCTAACAGATTTAATCCAATGGCCACACCTTCAATATTCTCTTTGTTCTTTTTAATTTGCTTACCATTAGTGTTAATTTCATCGATGGCAGCATAGAGTTGACTTCCATTTACCGCATCAAGGCTATCGGCTTCAATACGGCCTGCCGCCACATTCTGTAATTGTCGGTTGTAATTATCCAAGTGGCTATATGTTTCAGATACCTTAGAGCCAAAGCTTACTGTAGAATTAGGGTTATCACCTGCAAACACATGGGTTGTTCCGTTAATATCCATTTGGCCAAATGCAACTGGGGCATATGTTTGGGAGTTAGTGCCAATTGCCACAGAGTTCTGAATTGGTGCGGACGCATTGTTGCCGATGGTTACTGCATCCATGCCTCTAGTCATGGTATGAGTTCCGATAGCAATAGCCCCTTGATTATCAACCACAGAGTTTGCACCGATTACGATTTGTTCTGCATGGTTACCCATGTAGTAATTATCGCCAAGTCCGTAAGACTGGAATGGTGCAGTCAAAGGAGCGGCTGCTAAGCTTGCAGAAGCGGTTGTCATCATAATTGCAAAAGTTACATATTTCTTATTCATAGTTAATTCTCCTGTGTTATAATCTCTTTGGATAATATTTATCTGCGCCTTATAGGAACTCCACTTCCTATAGGGCTTTTTTCTTTCTACGAGGTTTGTTACTCGCCAATTGGTATGTGATATAGCAGATTGCCATAACCACCAGGCTGATAGCCATTCCTGTCCATGTAGTAGTTGGGCCAAAGAAACCCATTAGGAATACAAATCCAATAATAAATGACACGGCTTTTACTAGATCTCTCATAACTCTCCTTTCAGCCACTTCTTAAAGTGGATATCCCAAATCTCGTAAGTATAATGGCTGCTACCATCATTCTTGTATGCCTTACCGAACGGATAAATGTTGGCTCTTAACCCACATCGAATCCGTTGATCAGGCACGCCCAACTTACTGGCAACCTCTGATACTTTCATCTGCTTCATAGGCTCTCCTTTCTAGCCATGTCATCTGCGATACGGCATTGTTGGATTTTGTAACGCAAGCCTTTCTTTGCGAGCTTGCTGCAATGCCGATTGGCAAAGTCTTCAGCAATTTTCTTCCGCCACAATGTTGCGTACTCAGCATTATTCCCTGCCCATCCGAATGTTCCTTGGATTCTTCCAAATTTCGTGTTGGTTAGATACTCAATCATTTGTTTCTCCTTTCATCTATACGGATTTCCGTCATTTGAAATGACATCAGCCCTGTAACAACTTGTTAATAAAGTATTGTTGACCCTTACCTGTTACTTTTGTTGTCTTGCTGATAGATGTATGTCCGTCAGCATGGCTTACTATGGTTTCTTTAATTTGGAAAAGACCAAGCTCCATAGCCTTTTGAGTTGGCGAATTGTAGTCAGTGCCTTTTCTGCTGATTAGGTAGCCATTGTTACGCATCCAGGTAAATAGTCGGTTTTGCCCCATATCCTTTATGCCGTTTTGGTGTAAGATTTTTGCCAATTCTCCGACTAAGATAGAGGTATGGCTTGCTGCCACACTGTCAGCAAACAAAACTTTAGGCCGTTGCGCCTCTAGGAGCGCTTGCGTCTTTTGATGCGCCTCAATTTCACGAGCATATGCATTCAACGCATCTGGCAAAGTCCGTGGAATCGCCATATTGAAAGAGCCATATTTTCTAATGCTTGGCAGCACCTCGCTAGTTACCCACCGCTTAAACTGCTTGGCGTTTGGTAATTTGCTAGAAAGGATTAAACTATATAATCCGCTTTCGTTAATTAGTGTTACCTGACGGCCTTGACCTGACAGAACGATTCGTTCAGTCAGCTTATCCTCTTCATCAACATGATCACGAACTGCTTTTTGTGGGTTCGTATATCCAAGTGTTTTAGCAATTTCCGTGCCAATAAAGTACGGCTCACGATTTTTTTCTAAAATTTGTATTTGACCAAATTCCGTGTTCTTAAAAACTTGTAAATCCATGTAATCACTCTCCTTACTTTTGTTGCGTATTACGTAACAAATTAATTAAAAAAAAATATCGCCACATTCTGATTTAGGGATGCGTAATATCTTAACCATCTCGGCTATTTCATCACTATCGAAGACTCTTTTAGACATCTTGGCATAAAAGGTCTTCGGCGTAATCCCTAGCATTTTAGCCATCTTAGCCTGTGAAATATCATTCTTGGCCAAGAGTGCTTTCAGCTCTTGTGTGTTCACCAATAGTAATCCCCCTTTCCGTTCAGCATTGTTACTTGGTATGCACCTAATGTTAAAGCATAATTTGTTGCGTGTCAAGTAACTTTTGAAATATTTTTTAACTTTCTTGTTACACGATAGGTAATTTATGTTATAATCTAATTGCGGTAGATAGTAATAACATCCTATATATAGGGGGTGATTATTTATGACTATAGGTAGAAATATATATCATGCTAGAAAATTATCAGGTATGACATTAGAGGAACTATCTAAACATATAGGTATAAGCCGTCAGACATTATCAAGATATGAAAATGGGATAATCGGAAATATTCCGTCTGATAGGATAGAAAAGATAGCTATCGCATTAAATGTAAGCCCTGCTCAACTTATGGGATGGGAAGAAATGAGTGGCAGTTCTGAAGAAGAATATTACACAGACCCTGCCGTAAACGAATATGCGGAGCAACTTCGGACGAATCCGAATATGCGACTTTTATTCGATGCGACAAAAGATATGTCAAAGGAAGACATAGATTATGTTGTGGATCTCGTAAATAGATTAAAGGGCAAAGAATAACATATTGTTGTGAAACAAGATGGAAAGAGAGTGGTTGTATGAATGTCAATCTCGTATATGCAGAGCTACGGCCGTCACAAACGGCAGTTGTACACTGTAATGACGATGGGACATATACTATACTGATTAACATCAATAAACCAAAGGACAAGCAAATTAAAGGAGTTTTTCACGAACTGGCACACATTGTAAATGATGACTTCTTTAGTGATTTACAAGTAGGGTTAATCGAAAAGATGACCCATGCCGTAGAGAATGATATTGATGTGTCAGAAATAAATTTTTATTATAGTGTGTTGTGAAATGGGGTATTTGTCATGGATTTTTGGAACAAACTAGCACTGATTGGGATGCCTTTGATTGGTGGCGCAATAATGCTAGCTGTATCGTGGGAGCAAGCATTGCTTACTTTTTTCTATGCGTGTGCATTGTTATTTATATTAATCACTATTTCTCCAACACTATCCTTTGTGATTAGTGCGATTGTATTAGCATATGCATTATTTAACTTAAAACTATCGATTGCTTTTTTGATTCTGCCATCAGTTATATGTATTTTCGCCTTTGCTTTAAGTGTGGTTGTTGCTCTTATGATTAAAAGAGATAGAAGTATATTAGGCAATACCTTTAAATTCTCAGATGCCTATCAAATAGCCACATCAGAACTATCGGAACTGCTATCAGGAAACAAACGATAAAATTTAGCCCCCTACTCTAGTTGTTAGAATAGAGGGCTATTATTGTCTAAGGAGATGATAATATGGCAATGAAGAGAGCCAATGGTACTGGTACAGTATATAAGATGTCAGGCAAGAGAAGAAAGCCATACAGAGCTATGGTCACCCTAGGATACGATGAAATGGGAAAGGCCATGAGAAAAACAATTGGCACATTTGCAAAAGCAAGTGAAGCGCAAAAAGCCTTATATGAATATTTAGGAGATCCTTCGGCCTATGATGCAAAAGGAGTGGCATTAGAAACTGTGTGGAATTGGCTACTTGAAGATAAAGACAGACAAGGCATACAGCACAGAAAGCAATCTCGCTACAATGCATTTTACAAAATGACAAAGCATTTACACCACTTTCCTATCGCTGACATCAAGTTAGCACAACTGCAATTGTGCTTTGACCAAACACAAATGGCTGCATCCACATTAAATAATATCAAGACTGTTTTAACTAATCTGTATGACATCGCTATTAAAAATGGTGTTGTTGACAAAAATATTGCCAAGTATATATCGCTACCTGCACCGCAAAAATCAACTATGCATAAGCCTTTTAGTAATAATGAAATACGGACATTGTGGAGCAATAGCGATATGGTGCTTGCCCAAGTAACACTATCATTCATATATACAGGATTAAGGCCAGCCGAACTATATGGAATCAAGTCCTGTAATGTCCACATTGATAAGCAATATATGATTGGTGGAAATAAAACAAAAGCAGGCAAAGATAGAATCATACCTATCCATAACGCTATTTTGCCATTTATCAAAATGTGGCTAAAAAATGCCAAGACGAACAATACAGACTTACTAATGCAAGGATGTGAAATTAACAGTATCCCAACATACAGATACAGGCTAAACCACGCACCTAGTGATTTTGGTTGTCACAAGCCACATGACGGAAGGCATACATTCGCAACTATGGCTTATGGACACAGACTGGATAGCGATATTATAAAGCGCATTATGGGACACTCAAGGGCAACAGATATAACAAGTGATGTATATATTCACACAGACCTCGCTCAATTATTGGAAGCGGTAAATATACTTCCATATGGCCAAGAATCTTGTCTATATCCTGAGTAA